CTGCAGACAATGCTGCTTATGCTTTAAGAGATGCTATGGATAGCAATATTCTAGCAGCTATTTCAGCAGGAGCAACTGCAACTGCAGGAATGGGAACTACTTCAACTCCAATTGATATTGGATTTGCAAGTGGTGAAGTTGACCCTTTAAACCAAATGGCATTAGCTGCTAAAGTATTAGACGAAGCTAACGCACCTGAAGATGGAAGATGGTTTGTTGCTGCACCTGAATGGTACAATGCACTTTCTAACTCTTCTTCTAAACTTTTATCAGTAGACTTTAATGCTGGTCAAGGTTCAATCAGAAATGGTTTAGTTGCATCTGGATTACTTAGAGGTTTTTCAATGTACAAATCAAACAACTTACCAACTAATGACTTATCTGGTGCTACACCTGCTGGTTCAGCAACTGCACCTGAAGCTCTATTCGGTCACATGAGTTCAACTGCTGCTGCGTCAAGCATGAACAAAGTGGAAACTGTTAGAGACACAGGTACTTTCTCAGATATCGTTAGAGGTTTAATGGTATGGGGAAGAAAAGTATTAAGACCAGAAGTAGCTGGTAAAATTATCTACACAATAGATTAATTTTTAATACACTATTGGGTGGGGGTAGTAATATCCCCATCCTCTTATTAGGAGAAGAATTATGTTAAATAAATATTGGACAAACAAAATTAATCACTACAAAGAACATCATAAAAAAGAAGTTCTTATTGTAGCTATTATAATTATAATCGCATATATATTATAGGAGAAAACAATATGCCAATGAAAAAAGCAATGCCTGGTGGAAAAATAGTAAACAAAGGTAAATATAAATATGGTGGTAAAGTTCACCGAAATAAAAAAGGTCATGGTGGAGTAATGACTATAGTAATTAAAAAAGATAAAAATAAGAAAAAATAATAATGGGTATAATGTCTTCACCTGCTTGGACTCGTAAAGAGGGTAAGAATCCTAAGGGAGGACTTAATGCTAAAGGTAGAGCTTCTTATAATAAAGGTCGAACTAAGACTGGTAAGAAACGAAACTTAAAAGCACCAAGTAAAGTTGTAGGCAATAAAAGAAGAAAGAGTTTTTGTGCAAGGATGAAAGGCATGAAGAAAAAACTTACATCTGCAAAAACTGCAAGAGACCCTAATTCAAGAATTAATAAATCACTAAGAGCATGGAACTGTTAAATGGCTAAAACTTACTTATCAATGACAAATGAATTACTGGTTGAAATAAATGAACCAGAACTAACAACAGTATCAGGAGCATTAGGTATACAAAAATTTGTAGCTAACTGTGTTAACAGAGCTTATTTTGATATTGTAGATGCAGTTGATGAATGGTCTTGGTTAAAGACTGCAGCACCTCAAGATGACTATTATGGTAATACATATGTAGAAACTGTAGCTGGACAAAGATGGTATCTTATGAAAGCAGGTTCGGCTGATGTAGATACAGATTATGATTCAGTTAACTGGGATGATTTTACTTTAACAACAGAAGGTGTTACAGGTAAGACAGCTCCTCATACAATTAATAAATTAGCATTCACAACTTTATCAGCATGGAGAGCTAACTTTGCTCAAGGTGAAGAAGCAAACAAAGCTAATTCACAAACTTATTCAACACCACTAAGAGTATTAAGAAGTTCAGATGGTAGAAGATTTGGATTATCTCCTATACCAGATGATGTATATAGAATATATTTCTTTGCTTATAATAGACCTACTGAATTAACTAATGATACAGATAAGGTTTTATTTCCAGAACAATACAAACCAGTTTTACTAGCAAGAGCTAGATATTATATTTATCAGTTTAAAGATAATATTGCACAATCACAATTAGCTTTAGATGAATATAAAAAAGGATTACAAAATATGGCTGACCAATTAAATTCTCCTCAACCAGAGTATATGTCAGATGTTAGATTTACATATTTATATTAAGGATAAACTATGCCAACTCAAGGAGCATCAATTACAGTACAAGGTGGCTTGGATTTAGTTTCAAGTTCTCATGCTTTATTTAGAACTCCAGGAGCTGCAACTAAATTACAAAACTTTGAATCATCTACTACAGGTGGTTATAGAAGAATAAGTGGTTATACTAAATGGGGTGGTGCTAGTGGTGTTATACCTAGTGGTGTATCAACTGATACTATTCATGGAATTATAAATTATGCAGATGGAGTAGTAGTTGCTCAATCAGATGATTTATATTTTAGTACTACAGGTACATCTTATGTACAAATAAATAAAGATACTTTTACTGCAGGAGTAGGAACAGTTTCAATTAGTTCAGGTTCACCAACAGTAACAGGAACTACTACAACTTTTACAACATCATTTACTCCTGGTGATGATATTAAAATTGATAATAATGTTTATAAAGTATTATCTATTCAAAGTGATACAGAACTTACATTAGATATTAATGCAAATACTGCTAGTACTCAAAATGGATTAACATATTTTATAGGTGGTATAAGTTCATCTAGTTTAGCTAGTGCAACAACTATACCTAGAACTAATCAAACTAATGTTAAATTTATTAATTTTGAATCTACAGGTGGTCAAAATGGAACATTATATTTTGTAGATGGTCAAAATAAAATAGGTGAATTTTATATACATGAAGATGGTAGCTATCACTTTGAAGAAATTGAAAGGTCTGCTCCAGTAGGTTGTTCATTAATTGAAAGATATGCTGAAAGAATTATAGTATCTGGTCAAGCATCTAATCCTAGTACAGTATATTATAGCACTAGATTAAAACCTTATGATTTTGAAGGTGCTTCTGCAGGTTCAATTGATGTAGGTGATATAGTAATAGGTATTAAAGTATTTAGAAATAGCTTAATTATATTCTGTAAAAATAGTATATATGAGTTGACAAACCTTGATTCTACTCCTATAATTAAATCAGTAACTAAAAATATAGGTTGTGTAAGTGGCAACTCTATTCAGGAGATAGGTGGAGATTTAATTTTCTTAGCACCTGATGGATTGAGAACAGTTGCTGGTACAGCTAGAATTGATGATGTTGAACTAGGTTCTATTTCAAGAAAAATTTTACCTCTTATAAATAATATACTAAACAACTTTGGAAACTATACAGTTTCTAGTATGGTTATTAGAGAAAGAAGTCAATACAGATTATTCTATTATCAATCTGGTCAAGCAGCTTCTGGACAAAAAGGAATTATAGGAACATTTAAATATAGTGCAGAAGGAATACCTGCTTTTGAATGGAGTGAAACAAAAGGATTACCTGTAACAGTTTGTACTTCAGATTTAAATAGTTCAGGTACAGAAGTTATTTTTCATGCAGATGAATCAGGATATATTTACCAACATGATACTGGTAATAGTTTTGATGGTTCAAATGTAGAAGCAGAATTTCAAACACCAGATATGGACTATGGTGATAATGGTTTAAGAAAAAGTTTATATAAAGTTAAAGCTAATATTGAACCTGAAGGTGTTCAAAATTCTTTAAATTTAAGAATAAGATATGATTTTGAAAGTGGTGAAGTTCCTCAACCTGGAAATTTTTCAGTAGGTAATTTAAGTTCAGCTTCATTATTTGGTACTGCAGTTTTTGGTACAGCAGTATTTGGTACAACAACACTACCAAGTAAAAGTATATTAGTAACTGGAAGTGGTTTTTCTAATAACTTTAAATTTTTTAGTAATGATACTAATGCTCCATATTCAGTAAATGGAATGTTTGTTTCATTTATAGCAGGAGGAAGAAGATAAATTATGGCAGGATATACTAGACAGAGTTCATTAAATAATGGTGATACTATAACAGCAGCATTATTTAATAATGAATATAATCAATTATTAGCAGCTTTTAATAATACTACAGGACATAAACATGATGGTACTGCTGCAGAAGGTCCAGTCATTGCATTAATTGGTGATGCAGGATTATCAACTCCTTTAAACAAAATTCAAATAGATACAACTAATGATACTATAGATTTTTCTATTGATGTATCAGGAACATCTACTGAACAATTTAATGTACAAGATGGTGCAATTGTACCAGCAACAGATAATGATATAGATTTAGGTACATCAAGTTTAGAATTTAAAGATGCATACTTTGATGGTACTGTAACTTTAGATGGTTTAGTAATTGGTAGTGCTACAAGTATTACAGATGTTGATACAGATTTAACTTCAGTATCAGGAAGTGATGATACATTAGCTAGTGCTAAAGCAATTAAAACTTATGTTGATGCACAAGTAACAGCTAGTGATTTAGATTTTTCTGGTGATAGTGGTGGTTCTCAATCAATTGATTTAGATTCACAATCATTAACATTAACTGGTGGAACTGGTATTGATACTACAGGCTCTGCACAGACAATGACATTTGCAATTGACAATACAGTTGTTGCAACATTAACAGATTCTCAAACATTAACAAATAAAATTATTGATGTAGATAATAATACAGTATCTAACATTGAAGTTGATAATTTAAAATCTGGAGTATTAGATACAGATATAACTTCAGTATCTGCTTCAGATGATACACTTGCTTCGGCAAAAGCTATTAAGACTTATGTAGATACACAAGTTGCAACAATACCTACAGGAGATATTACTTCAGTAGTTGCTGGTGATGGTTTAACTGGTGGTGGAACAACTGGTGATGTAACATTAAATGTTGTAGGTGGTACAGGTATTGATGCTAATGCAAATAATATTGCTATTGATTCAACTGTAGCTACACTTACAGGCTCACAAATTTTAACAAATAAAACTTTAACAAGTCCAGTATTAAATGGAACTTTATCTGGTACTGCATTTTTAGATGAAGATAATATGTCATCTGATTCTGCAACAGCAGTAGCTTCTCAACAATCAATTAAATCATATGTTGATACTCAAGTAGCTACAATTCCTGTTGGAGATATTACAGCAGTAAATGCAGGTACAGGATTATCAGGTGGTGGTACATCTGGAGATGTAACTTTAGATATAGATTCAACAGTTGCAACATTAACTGATACACAAATTTTAACAAATAAATCAATTGATTCAGATAATAATACTATTACTAATATAGCTAATGCAGATATTAAAGCAGCAGCAGCTATTGATGCTACTAAGATAGCAAATGGTAATGTTTCTAATACAGAGTTCCAATATTTGGATGGTGTAACTTCAGCTATTCAAACTCAAATAGATAGCAAACAAGCTACTATTGATGCTTCTAATAGATTAAATGCTAATTTAGTAGGAGATGGTTCAGTAGATAATACTGAATTTGGTTATGTAAATGGAGTAACAAGTTCAATACAAACTCAAATTGATACAGCTAATACAAATATTAATACTAAAGCTTCAGCAGGTTTCGCTGTAGCAATGGCAATTGCTTTGTAGTTTGTGTTGACAAGATAAGAAAAAAAAGGTATAATTAGGATAATTCTATGGCACAAGATTTCGAAAGATATTTACAACAAGACATTTCAAACTCTGCAGGGTCTCCTACTGTTTTAAGAACAGCAGCAGATTCAGATGATGCAATCATAGGTATTAGATGTGCAAACACTTCTGGTACTTCTGTGAATGTAACTGTATATGTTAAGAATGGTAGTGACACTTATCACATTATTAAAGATGCACCTATCCCTACAGGTGGTTCTTTAGAATTAATTGATGGTGGTTCTAAAGTTGTATTACAGAGTGGAGATTCAGTTGAAGCAGTAGCTTCTGCAGCTTCATCTGTTGATATAATTACTAGTGTTGTAGATACTATCTCAGCATAATAAGGAAATAATATACTATGGCATATGTTGGAAGAACTCCTGCAAACGCAGCTTTAACAGCTGATGATTTAGCAGATGGTATTGTATCAAATAGTAAACTAGCAACTGATTCAGTTACTAGTAATAAGATTGTTGATGCAACTGTTGCTAATGCAGATTTAGCAGGTAGTATTGATAATGCTAAATTAACTAATTCAAGTATTACAATTAATGGTAGTGCTGTTGCTTTAGGTGGAAGTGTAACAGTTGGAGAAACTAAACCAACTATCTCATCTATATCTCCAGACACAATAGATAATACAGAAGCAACTATTACAATAACTGGTGCAAACTTTGTATCAGTTCCTCAAGTAGAATTTTTAAATCCTTCAACAGGTATTTGGTACACAGCAAGTACAGTTACCTTTAATAACTCAACATCATTAACAGTTACAATTACTTTATCTGTTGATGCTACATATAAAATTAGAATTGAAAATCCAGATGGTAATGCAGTTATATCATCTACAAATATTTTAACAGTATCAGATTCACCTACATGGACAACTGCTGCTGGAACACTAGGAACTATTGCAGGAGATTTTTCTGGTACAGTTGCTACAGTTGCTGCAACTTCAGATAGTGCAATTACTTATTCAGAAGTAACAAGTCCACTAGTATTAACAAATGCATCACAAGCAAATTGTTCTTTAAATAGTTCAACAGGTGTGATAACAACAACTGACTTTGGTGGTAGCTCTACAACAGCAACAACTTATAATTTTACATTAAGAGCAACAGATGCTGAAGGTCAAACAGCAGACAGAAGTTTTAGTTTGACATCATCATTTGGTGCAACAGGTGGGGGACAGTTTAACTAATGGCTAATACATATTTACAAAGAACTTTTGGAAGTGGAAACCAACAAATTTGGACTTGGAGTGGTTGGATTAAAAGAAATAAATTAGGAACAGACCAACAAATTTTTGGCAGACAATTAGATGGTAGTAACATCGGTTCTATAAGATTTCAATCAGATGATGCAATTAGAGTTAATAATAATACTAGTGGTACAGGTGTTGAATTATATACAACTATGAAGTTTAGAGATACTAATGGTTGGTATCATTTAGTGGTTGTATTTAAAGGTTCTGAAAGCACAGCTAGTGACAGAGTAGATATTTATGTAAATGGAGAAGAAATAGATTTTACTGTTACTTCTTCAACAACTGCAGGTAATGGTTATATAAATGGTAGTGGTGACCATTTTATAGGAAAAAGAGCACCTGGAGATAACGATAGATTTTTAGAAGCAGTTTTAAGCCATGTTCACTTTATAGATGGCACAGCTTACACACCATCAACATTTGGCGAAACAGATGCTAATGGTGTTTGGAAAATTAAAACAGATGTAAGTGTAACTTATGGAAACAATGGTTTCTTTATTTTAAAAGATGGTAATAGTGTTACTGACCAATCTGGTAATAGTAATAACTTTACAGTTGGTGGTGGTACATTAACAAATACTGAAGATAATCCTTCAAATGTTTTTGCTACA